ATTGTATCTTTACCTGATTGAGAATCTGCAAAAACTCCGCTATTCATTCCTTTACTAATCATACTAGCTTCATCTGCCTGACTAACGCCAGCACTGTAATGTGAAAAAGAAGTAAACGATCCTTTTCCACCAATTGCAAAGTTAGGACTAATCTCTCCACCTTGTCCATATGCAGGGCCAAAAATATCAGCGCCTACAGAAGCAGGAGTAGCTGGTGGTGCATTAGAAACAATTTGTTGATTAATACGCCCAATAGCCTCTTCCATTGCTTTTGGAATAGTTGTTTTAGTTGCTGTAGAAGGTGTAGTTGCTTTAGAAGTTGTAGCTGGTGTATCTTCTTCAGAAGTTCCAAAAATAGGTTTTCCTGATAAAGCGCGTTGAACACCTAAACCAGCAGCAGCGACGAGAGGAGATGATCCAAAAACAGCGGCGCCTACAATTCCTTTAGCAGCAAATTGTAAGCCTTTTCCGAAAACCGTATCCAATCCTTTAGAAAACGATGTTTCTGGTTGGTTCATTGCTACAAGACTATCATAAAAGGCAGGAGTTTCAAATCCAGTAAGTGGAATACCCAGAGCCGTAGAAGCCGCTATAACTTCTGGAGACTGTGCAGTGTAGCCATAAGCGGAAATACCTGATACACCGGGATCAAAAATTTCAGGTTCTTTTTCTTTAGGCGTTTTTGTAATATCAGGCGGATCTCCAATTGTAATAGTAGTAGGAGTTTTTTCTTTGTATATTCCGGTAACCTCTTCAAAAGTTTTACCGGGCATTTGACGAGGTGTTACACCCTTGGGAGCGGGCTGTGCAAATGGACTAACAAAAGTTTGCCCACCTTCCTGCATTTGAAGAAAACTTTTAAGCGACATTTTTCAAAACCTCGTTAACCGATTTTCTCATTTGCAGAAGATGATTCAGCAAAGCTAGTTTCCCCTGCCATTGGCGTAGTGCCGGTTCCGATTGTTCCGTTGCCAGAGCCTGTAGCATCCATTGCATTTGCTCCTGAAGAAACTCCTCCGTTGCCTTCCATGCCTCCGGGTTGTTGACCCATGCTCTCGCCTTCATCGCCGTTTCTTGGTTGATTAACATTGAGACTCCTTAAAATTTCTGCATAGATTGCTGCCTCATCTGGATCATTTACAAGTTCTTCAGGGTCCATGTCTTGAGAAATAGCAAGTTCACGAATAAGATTTTGAATTTTCATAAATGGAGCAAGCATTGGATTTGAAACAGTTTGTAAAAGCATTGTAAGACGCTGGCTACGAACTTCTTTCATCATTACAGAAACTGTGCCGCGTGGTTTAATTTCCAGATCACCTTGGAAAATTTCTGCCTTTTCATTGAACTGCATATTCCATTGAAAGAATGCTTCACCAAGAGGACGAAGAAGATAGTCGTCAATGTTTTTAATAACAGTTTTAATATTCAAACCAGCAGAACCAAGAATCATAGACAAGCCCGAAGCAGTTCGTCCTGTTCCTGTTACACCTGTCTGCCCATGCATTACACTTGGAATACCTGTTTCTTCATCAGCAAGCTGACGCGCCTTATCATACATCTGCATGTTTTCACCAGCAGTGTTTGGAAACTTAAGGCCATTAATTGCTGTTCCGGTAACGCCAGACTGACGCCTAAAAATTTTACCGGGATAAATATCAAAGTTCTGTCCCGGTACTAAAGAAGCCTCATCAACATCAAAAACCAAATTACCTGCAAGAGCAAGGTTATCAATAGCCATACGCATATGACCATTCATAAGAAGCTGTGCATCTTCCATGTTTTCTGCAACACCAATACCAAATACTTGATATGGATTTTTTTCATATGGAAAGATTTGATAAGGAATACGCGCAGGTGTAAAAGGATTTAAAACTACACGCAAAACTTCATTACGACAAATCCAAGCATTAATTTGTACAGAACTAATGTCATCAATATCATATGGAACATCTAGTCCATAGTCTCTTGCTGCACGAGCGTCTAGTGTTCCCCAGTATTCTAAAATTTCATAACGGTTTTCATTGTAAGTAGGATCGTTATCAGCATAAATTGTATGCTCAAAATATCTTTCTTCATACGTTGCTGGCATTGAAAGAATACGATTAATAGCCGCAATGTCAAAGAGTGGTAAATCTTTTAATGCTCTTAGCTGTTCACGGTTTAACCGATGTCGTTCAATTACATATTCACAATCTTCAGCATCTACAGCACTTGGATCAGGATAAAAGTTCCAGCAGGAAACATGACCAATGCGAGGAACCATTTTTTCAAATGGTGTGTAAATTCTTTGACCTTCCTCATCCATATCCCACTTGTGAATTTTTTTGTAAAAATTAAATGGACCTTTTAAAATACCAGTGCCAAGCATTGCCTGTTCAAATAATGAGCGGCGAATTTCTTTTACAGCAGATGTATCAACCAGTTGATCATGTACAATTTTGTTGAGGCGACGAGCAGCAATCTGTGCCGGTTTTAAATCCGGCTCACCGAACTTGCTATAACCTTTTTTTAATGAGGCACCCTCTAATTCTTTTGACAATCCTCCCAGCTTTGGCTCGCTCGCTTCAACTGCCCCCGGTGCAAGTTCACGTCCGTCACCCTCATAGCCGTAAGGGTCTAGACTAGGACCACCTCCTCCCATTTGTTTTTCAACAAGATTAAGATGGACTGATTCTTCAATTCCTTCTGGATCAGGAGTAGGTTCAATTGTTAAAGGAAACTCACCACGCCCAAAAAGAATTTCAGAGATTTGCCCGTAAGCAGCCAGAACTTTTACTTTTGTAATTTTTACTGTAACTTTGGAGCGTTCTGACTCTCGGTAGGTTTCTGACTCTTCTGGTAGACCACGATAGTTTTGATAGGAACGTAACCAACGCTGCTCATCTGAACGGCGTCCTTCTTCTGCGGCAACAAATTTTTCCCGCACATATCCTGAAAGCCCCGGTAGTAATGAACCGGGAACTACAGCAGGAACATCTTCTAAATCAGAAGAGTCAATAAACGACATCTAATTAGCCGTAAATTTTATTGTCGTCAGCAAGAGAATTAAAGTTTGCATCAACATGCATACTGCCGCTCGTCTTCTTTCCTGCATCAACTTCATACGGACCTTCACGCCCAGTTTCCATTGACTCAAGTGCTTCACGAGGAGCAGGACCGTCAGCAGCGGGATTTAAATCACCCTGCTTAATTTTCATCTTGTCATTGAACATTGTCTGTCCGTACATAGATTTTCTCCTAATATCCAAAAACTGTGTTAATAGGTTGGGGTTGTTGTTGTTGAGAAGCCCAGCCATTATACAAACGACTTGGACTTTCAACCTGTCTTGTCATGCACATATATCGCAAAGCATCGTAAGCATGATCAGAAGCTTTGGTATCGACATCCTCACTGTTTGTTTTGCTTAGAGGTAAGGATGTAAGTTCTCGAATAATGTTTACACAATTACTAAAGATACGAATCTTAGGGCCGGTTTCAGGATCAACACGCAAACGTTTATGAATTTCTAGTTTACCACGAATACGATTTTTATCAGCAGGAATAAAACGACAACCTGATTTATTAATTAATTCAGCAATAGTAAGACCACTACCAGTTCTATTCCAACAAGCACCATCAAGAACAGAAATGATCGGCGCTGGATCACCATCTTCCATTTGGCGTATGCGAACACCAAGTTCATCACCATTTTGACGAGTAATATAAAGTTCACGATAAATCCAAAGATTGTCGTCGTGATCTAACGCCCCCCACAAAACACAGGATGGACTTGTGAACCCATAGTCAGCCGCCCTAACTCTGTACCATCCTCTTGGTATTTCAAATGGATCGACAACATGATGGAACCTATTAAATTCGCTAAACGCCGCACCTTCCGCAATATCCCAGTCGCCTTCAAGTAATCTCTTCCTTTCTAACTCCGGTAAAGAAAGAAGCATCATCTCATATTCGCCACTGTGTAGCAGATATGGATTATCACTTAGCTTTGCTGGAATAAACTTACGTGTAAATAGTGGATCGTTAGGTTTTTCTGTATGACTTGCAGGATAACGTAGTACCTTGCCTGTCGTAATGTCCGTAGCCCAGAAAGGACTGCTCACTGGTGCAGGATTAATGTAGGTTTTCTTTACCC